TTCTCGACTTTTCTAAAAAAGTTTCTTATAAATTGTCATAAAGGAAAATATATTTTGGTTTTGGATATTTATAAATAAATAAATAAATAAACAAATAAATAAATAAAACAAAATCCCCTTTTTTGGAGAACATCAAGAGAGAAAGAGAAGGCGGGCGGAAAACCCCCCCAAAAATTTTTTTGCACCATCCAGTAGACCCTCACCCCACCCCCAAATTTTCCTTTATGATATAAAAGTTCTCCCCTTTTTGGAGAACATTCCGAGAGAAACATATATAAATATAAATATGTAAATATCTAAATAAATGCCCCCTCCAGACTGTACATTGACAACTTCTTGTTTTGATTTGACACAATTCCATCCAGGTTCTCGTTCTTTAAAAGAAGCCATAGAAAAAATGAGAACATTATTATCCGTTCCTTGTTATTTGGTCATTTATACCGATATAAATTGTTTCGAAATGATACAAAGGATTCGAAATGAATATAGCCTGGACCACCTAACAAAATATGTCGTTCAAAGATTCGAATCACTTTATTATTATAAATACATCGATGTTGTCAAAAAGAATAGATTGGTATATTGGCCTACAAGGGATGAGAGAACATGTGCTGAAAATCATCTTTTACAAATTAGCAAAGTGGATTTTGTGAAACAAACTATTTTGTCAAACCCTTTTTCCACAACCACATTTGGCTGGATAGATGCCAATTGTGGAATAGGGTTCTCGAAAATAGCAGAGAATTATATGGGGAAACAAACAATCGATACAAAAGAATTGTTGTTGTCGGTTCTTCGGTCGGTTCCTGTGGATAAACTCCATCTTCAAGTTCTCAACGTGGTTGATAAAAAATTCAAAGAAAAGGAGGCGAAACGCGAGTTTTATTCTTGTTATCGCTGGATTGTTTGTGGCTCTTTTTATACTATGGGACCCGAAATTGGTTTTCGATTTATAAAGAGAATGGACGAATTGTTCCGTGAGGCAACCGAACAGGGATTTGGTCACGGTGATGAATTGTTAATGTTGGAAATCTTGGACGAATTTTACGATGAAATCGATAGAGGATATGGAGATTACGCCCAGATTTTGAATAATTATTCGGCTCCTGTGAATAATCTCTGGTATATTTATCATTGTATTGTAAAAAATTATTTAGAAAAGGGATATTACAAGGAGTGTTGCGCGGTTTGTCAAAAAGTGGTTGATTCAGTAGAGAACCTGGGGACACATGTGATGCCCGATGTTTATATACCTATTTTGTTCGCTTATTTAAAAAGCAGCGAGAACAAAAAAAATATCACAGAACTGATTGACAGAGTATGCGAACGAGACCCTGATATGAAAGCGGAAGCATCAAAGTATTTCTAAATCGGCAATACGCCAATATTCGCTGCCACCATTCGGTAACGGTCGCTGGATAATAAAGGGCAACCGTTTTTGTTCTAATTCTTTGAGAGCAATTAGATATCCATCTAAAATAGTGGGGTCGACTTCTATCATCGGTTTTGCTCCTCCATTTATTTGTCTAGCTCTTTCCCCTAGAGCACGTGCTTTTTCATATCTAGAAAGAATAGGAAGTGTTTGATGTAGGGGGTCAATAATGACACCATTTGCGTCTTTTATCACCGTTGCTAAGGCTTCTACCTCTTCATAATTAAGTGTTTTTAATTCAGGATGATGATTTTCTATGACTTTACTGCGAACGTGGTCGTCCATCTTTTGAAGATAATTTTCGTCATCTTCATCATCGTCATCGTCTTCTTCATCACTACTACTACTAGAAATATTTTCAACCCCCACATCATTTTCTTCGCCCTCACCTTCGATTTCGTCATCGTCATCATCATCGTCATCATTTTCATCGTCGTCTTCCTCACTCTCTTCGTCTTCGTCGAATTCTATATCAACGGCTCCTCCTTCGACCTCCCCTATATCAGAACCTCCTATAACAGAAGAGGTATCAGAACCATCATCTATGGAAGTATTGTCATCAAAATTCGGTTCTTCCATCGGTATATTGTATATGATGATAATTTCTAAACCGATTCCGTTCAATTTTATAGTTTTTATTTCCAGACCGTATCACAATCCACACATAAATAAACATATTTCATATTTTGGTCATCATATCGCATATAAATGACTTCTGCTTTGGTATTCTCTTTGTTTGTTTTACATTCCGAATTAGGACATTTCATCGTATAAATCCTAGGAAGAGTAGGATCTAATTTGGTATACTGATTAATAATATGGCTGAATTGTTGCTCACTTTTTTTCAAATTATTTGTGAGGACACAATGACCCTCTTGATGAATGGTTTCATCGACAGTTCCACAATGTCTACAATAATAGGTCAATTGGGTTTCCTTTTCAGGATTGATAGAAATATAAAGCATATTCTGACAGTTGACACAAAACCTCATCGTTAAATATATATACTATATAGTTTATATATTTTTTTTCAATTTTATACAGAACAATATTCAGTGGCCTCTAGGCGCCTTCGGCGCCTCTATCAATATTCACCTTTATGACAACCCTCTGGAGGTGACGCCTTTTTGTTTTTTACGAGTTTCAGCCTGTTTTTCTCTTAGTTTTTCCAATTTTTTACGTTCTTTTTCCTCTGCTGCGTCGCGTTTTTTGAGTGTTTTTTTGGCCTGTTTCTCGGCCTCTTTTTGTTCCTTTTCTCTTAATTTTGCCAATTTTTTACGTTCTTTTTCCTCTGCTGCGTCGCGTTCTTTGAGTGTTTTTTTGGCCTTTTTTTCGGCCTGTTTTTCGGCCTGTTTTTCGGCCTGTTTTTTCATTTTCTCGCGAGTTTTTTCTTGTAATTCTTCTAACGCATCTGTAATATCGCGTTCTACTAATTCTTTACGTCGGTCTGTCAATTCGATTAATTCGCCTTTATATTCAAATAGAGAACGTGTTTTATTGAGTTTTTGTTCGGCTTTTTGTGCTTCTTTTTCTTCTTTCTTCTTTTGAAGCGCTCGGTGTTTTAATGTTTTACGAACAGTTTTAAAAATCTCTTTTTTCTCTTTCTCTAGTTTTTTGACTTTATTTTTTTCGTCTTTTATTTCTTCTTGAATATCGGCTTTTAAGTCTTTTTGTATTTTACGAAACTCTTTTTGTTTGTCGCGAACTTGATGTTCTATTTCCATTTTTTGAACGGGTGCGATTGAACGGTCTTTCAATTGCGCTTTCATATCCTTTATAATTCCTTTTAAACCAACAGTTTCTATTTTGATTTTATTTTCTAAAGTAGCAATAGTATCGTTTATTGCCTGTAGTTGTTGGTCGATTTCAATCACTTCAGGGAGTTGTTGAACTGCTTTGATAAATTCTGTTCCTTCCAACGTTTTTGAACTACATTTATTTCGAATAGCATAATAGGTGCTTGATTTATATTTTTCAAATAATTCAGGAGACGATTCTATTTTATATTTAATAACCTCTAATTTCATAATTTTCCCCTTTTTCATAGAAGCAATTTCACTCTTTAACGATTTTATTTGTTCTCGAATTGTTTTAATACGATGTTTTACATCTCTCATTAAATCCGTTAAATTACGATTCACAATCGTCTGACATTTCTTTTTGGGTAAATCCGGATATTTATCACACAATTGATAAAAATCGTCTTGAAACGATTTCTTAGAAAGTCCGGATAATTCCGATTCCAAACGACCAACAATATCATTTAATTCTTTTTGAAGAACGAGAACATTATTTTCAGCCTCTGTACGAGTGACATATTTATCGAAATCTCCCACCATTTGAATATCAGCCACCATAGGAACCATTACTTTTTTAATACGAGGTTGTGAGAACTGACGAGCGTCTTTTTCGCGATTCAAATAACTAATATATCCCGCAATATCGTCCAAAAACGCACTTTGCCCCTTCGTAGTAAATCCTCCTTCTTCATTCAAATATTCTTGTGCGAAAGATTCAAACGTGTTTGGCAATTGACGGTCAATCGGTCGACACAAATTCATAAGTTTTACTAATTCCATAGGGTTCTCTGTAATAGGTGTTGCTGTCATCAATAAAACGCGAACTGAATCCATTCCACTCACTAAATAAGAATTCATCAACGCGCTGTGTAATGCCTCCATATCAGGACGTTCTAAAGAAGAAAGGTCGCCTCCACCATACAATTTATGCGCTTCATCAATAATAAGAAGAGTTCTTCGAAGAGGGTCTGCCTCGCCATTTTCTTTTACTAGACGGTCATAAAAAGCATTCTTTTTTGACACCAGATTGGAGAACTGTTTGTAAGACATCGGGCGAATACGCCATTCCTTGGATAATAAACGCATTCTTTCTTTTTGAGTATCCGGAATCTTTTCTCCATTCATAATACGTTCTTGAATCGCTTTATGACATACTTGGTCGAACATATTCTTCCAAATATCGTTTTTAAGTGTTGTTCTCGTAACCCATAAAATAGTATATCCCATAGGCTCGAAATTAGTAGTAGCGGTGGCAATTGCTGAACACGTCTTTCCCGAACCCGTCGAGTGATATAGCAACATCCCCTTTACAGGACAAAAAGGCGTAAAATAATGTTGGACGAATGCTTGTGTAGGAGTGAATTCGAGAACCGCAGAAGCACCTCCTTTCAATAGAGATACAGGTTCTGCTTCTGTTAAACGGGTTGATTTTCGAGTAGAAGATTTTTTCACAGAAACTCGGGATTTTCGACTCTTTCTAGGCGATTTTTTCACCACTTCAGTAATGGTTTCAGCTTCAGTTGGGACAAGAGATTCCGGTTCAGATATATTTTCCTTTATGACAACAGAAGAAAGAGGTTTTTCGCTTACAGTAGATATTTCTGCAATAGGACGTTCTCGTAGATAACTCACGGGAACTATTTCGGTTTCTTTCTGGGTATATTCTTCTCTAGAAGAATCTTCAGAAGAAAGACTTAATTCCGATAAGCTAGGAGAAGAATCCACGGAAGAAAGAGTTAATTCCGATAATCTAGGAGAAGAATCCATGGAAGAACGCCTTTTCCATTCATCGGGCAATTTTCCACACAAGTTCTCCATTTTTACTTTCGACCATTTGTATTGTCCAAAATGGTCGTCAATATATTTTCTCATTTCTTTGTGACCCATCGGCGCAATATTTTGTAAAAAGTCTTTGTCAATCATTTCACCGGAAAAAAAAGAGGAGCGCGACGATATAGATACGTTTGGAGAACCGCCAAATACGATTTCCTCATCTTCATTTTCATCCGATAAATCGATTTCAAATTGATGGACGTTTTCATTCAATTCGTAATCCACAGAACCCAATACCGCCAATCTCTCCATATCATAACTGAAATTAGCGATTCGTATATCAGCATTCATAGCACGCATTAATAAATCATAAGCCGAATCAGCCCCTAGAAGAGACAAACGTAAGGGTTCGGGGATTTCCATATCATACACAAAAACATTCAAAGGCCATCCACGAGTTGGATGAAATTCTAATCCTTTTTGACCGCACGTACGAGTTCCTCTGCCAATCACTTGTTTTTGGTCGGCTATGTTCATAGATGGTTCAAAAATATGAATATATTTAATGTCAAAAAGGTCAATACCTTCTTTGAAACCACTATCCATAACAATAATACGAGCGATGTCCCCATAAATATTTTGAGGACGACTATTGAAATTCGCCAAAATTTCTTTTTTCATACGCACACTAATGGGTTTATCATAAATAGGCACAGAAGATAAAAGATAAAAACTATCTTTTCCTTTTAATTCGTTCGGGGATAATAACTCTAAAGGTCCCCATTGCGGTTTCGGTCCATTCTCTCCGTTGGGTCCTTTTTCTCTTCCTCCTTCGAGGTTCTCGTCTTTCGGGTTAGTAAACTTTTCGCGGTTTTTTAATTCCGATTTATACCCTAATGTCCAACCAGTTGATATAAGAGCAGAAGCAAGCATTTTTGCCCCGTGGCCTCCAGATTTTATATCCGAAAAAATAAAATGTTTGAAAGTGGTTCCGTATTTTTTTTGGTCTCTAGCATCACATTCTTTTATTTTATTCAAAAGAGCCACCAATTTAGGTGAAAAATGTGGCATATCCTTTAGAAAGAAATCAGGGGCAAAAAACGGGTCGTCCATTTTATATTTCTCATTCAATGAACTCCAATTACTTCTTTTACGAATACACAAAGGGTCCCATTTAGCAATCGCCTTTTCATTATGTATAGAACTATCTATATTCAACAACATATCGTCATCATTTATACTTTCTGATTTCATACTGGATGTTCTTTCTGACATATATATAAATAGTAAAAGATTATTTTATAAATGAATATTATATAGAAATGTTAAATCCTAATTATCTAACAACCCCTAATCTTGGAGGAGCAAACTTAGGAGGAGGTATACAAGGTATTTCCCCAAAACAATCTGTTTTAAATTACAAAAGCGGAGACCAAGTATTGGCTAGACGCGTTGTTATAAAATCGTGGAATACGGCTTACGCAACAGGAAACGTGAATGGTAAATCCCGTGTAACAACCCCTTTTCGCGCAGTCAATAATTCCGGCGACTTTTTAGGACGCATTCAATACAATTGCGGTGGAGTGAATCCTACAAATGCTGACCGTCCTGGATGGAAATCTCGTATTCGTAATATGTTCTCTAATTGCGACGGATCTGGTATCCCTCCATCTACTACCAACGTTCGATTCGTCGCTGATTCATCTGATTATTCGAAATACAAAAAAAATGTGGCCATTAACCAAATCTATAATGATAACAAATTCGGCGGAGACCAACATAACGCATCCTATGTTCCTCGTATGGCGGTTCATCGTTATTAGATAAATACTATACCTAGATTATAAGAAGAATCGTAATTTTCCAATTGGATGCGTTTCAAATCGCCGTTTCTCTTATATTGATGGGACTTCGCTAGGTCACGTTTCATCTTTGTCATAAAGATGAATATAATCATCATAATCAAGGCAATTAACATCATTTTACAAAACCAAGTGTAATATATCCTCTTTATGACAAAAGTAAATCAATTTTCTATTCTATTCTATAATATATAAAATGTACAAGTATTTAGCCGAATTCCTAGGAACTTTGTTTTTAATGTATATCATTATTGCTACTGGAAATCCTTTAGCAATTGGCGCTGCTTTAGCTTTGGCAATTCTTATGACTGTAAATATTTCAGGTGGGTATATTAATCCAGCGGTCACTATTTCTATGGCTGCTGCTGGTAAATTAGATGTGAATGAAATCATTCCATATGTTCTCGCTCAAGTCTTTGGCGCTTTGGTTGCCGTCCAAATTTATCTTCGATACAAAATATAAATATTTTCCTTTATGACTTTTCATAAAATATCATAAAGATGTTATTCGCACCTTATTTAGTAAGTATCTTATACAAAATTAATAACCCGACCACGGTAACAGACCCAATATAAAAAGTGTTTATGGGGTCTTTCCCTAAAGAAAATGGATTTTCTTTAGGTTTTGGTGTTACTAAAGGACCTTCCGAATAAATATTACCAGTATCATACAATTGTTTGAAGGATGGTTCTTCTTTTTCTTTCGATTCCATCAAAGCTATATAATTCGTTGGAGTGGTTTGTTTAAAAACCACATTTGTCTGTGGAGGAGTAGTTGAGGCATATGGCGTCGGTTTTCCTATTTTATTCGCAAAAGCCAGCATATATATATATATCGGGGCTTAAAAATCTGCAGAAAAATCGAATACATCTCCAGAAACCGTTTTGTTTGCTAGAGCATATTCGGAATTTGTTCTCTCGAAAAAATTGACTTTGGAATCCATACTAATAAGCTCCATAAAATCAAATGGATTAGAAGCATTATATATTTTATCATATCCCAATTGTAAACACAAACGGTCCGCCACAAATTCGATATATTGAACCATTAGTTCCGTATTCATTCCTATTAATCTACAAGGAATTGCCTCTGTAATAAATTCCTTTTCAATTATAACGGCCTCTTGTATGATTTCATAAACACGCTTCTTTTGGAGTTTCTTTTGAAGTTTCTTATATAATAAAACCGCAAATTCGCAATGCATGGCTTCATCTCTCGATATCAATTGATTGGAAAATGTTAGCCCAGGCATAAATCCGCGTTTTTTCAACCAATAAATAGAAGCAAAAGACGCTGAAAAGAAAATACCCTCCACAACCGCAAATGCAATCAATCGTGCAGGGAATGAACTTCGATTGTCACTTATCCATTTTCTTGCCCAAACTGCCTTCTTTTGAATACAGGGGAAATTCTCTAGAGCATTAAATAATTTGTGTTGTTGGTCCGCGTCTTTAATATATGTGTCTATCATCACACTATAGGTTTGAGAATGAATATTTTCCATAGCAATCTGAAACCCATAAAAAGCTCTTGCTTCGGCTAATTGGACGTCTCCCATAAAACGAATCGCTAGATTCTCCGTAACAATTCCATCGGAGGCAGCAAAAAAAGCCAATACCATACTAATAAAATAACGTTCGTCGTTATTTAATTTTTCATTCCAATCTACCAAGTCTTTGGAGAAGTCGATTTCTTCGGTTCTCCAAAAACAATCCACCTGTTTTTTATACATTCCCCAAATATCGTCGTCTTGAATAGGAAACATTACAAATCTGCTGTCAGATGGTGTCAAAAGTGGGTCGGAGTGGGTAGAATTAGCAATAAGGTCAGACATGTCTAAATAATATAATGGCCCTATTTTTATTAGGTTTTTTTGTTTTGTTTTTATTGTATCGATTCGTGTATATCAAACGCTCTCACTATGTAAATATAAAAATTTGTTGTGAAAACCGCACGCAAAACAAAAAAATCAAATAAACCCAAATGAAACTTTCCAAATACCATCACACAACAGTCATAAAGATATAATCATATTATTCCTTTATGACACATCCTAGTAAAATTTTTATAAGAGGGTATTATAATGAACCCTTTAGTCGATTGTAAAGATGACTTTGGCGAACCCAAAAAGAAAGGTCGCAAACAAAAAAAACAGACTCATAAAGAGTTATTAAATATGTATTTCGAAGAAACAGTCGACGCACGAAATCCTGAACCCATAATGAATAAGGAAATTATCGGCCAATTCTCTAATTTGTCGCAGGTAGAAAAACGGAAGTTCGAAGCCAAATTTACTCAACCGAAAAACCCCCATCAACAGCATTATATGAATATACTAAAAAATCCTGCTAAAAAAATAGTGATAGCGAGTGGTCCAGCAGGCACAGGAAAAACGCTTTTTGCCACACAAGAAGGAATTCGCGGGTTCTTGTTGGGTTCCTATGAAAAGCTGGTTTTCACGCGCCCATCTGTAAGCGTGGATGAAGATTTGGGATATTTACCAGGAACACTTGAAGAAAAAATGGCACCTTGGGTTAGACCTATATATGATGTTCTCTATCAATTTATTTCTCCAAAAGAAGTCCAAATACATATGGAGAACAAAATCATCGAAATAGCACCTTTGGGATATATGCGAGGGAGAACTTTCAAAAACACCTGGATAGTGGCCGATGAAATGCAGAATTCTACCGTTTCACAAATGAAAATGTTGCTTACACGTTTAGGCGAAAACAGTCGGCTCATTATTACAGGGGATTTGGAGCAGTATGACCGACCTAATGAAATGAATGGATTAGAAGATTTTTTGAATAAATTGAAAGGAAAACGGTCACCAAGTATAACGGAATTCGAATTCGAACGTGCCGATATTCAACGCGAAGAAGTTGTTCGCGAAGTTCTCGACATTTATAGTAGCGAATATATATCACAAAATAATGTCGATATACAATATAATGATACTACATAACCGTTTTTTTCTATATTTCATCTTTTTGATAGCCCTTTTCGATTTTTTGTATTTGGGATATACGAATGATTTCGATACTCTTTCCATTTTTATATTAGTAGGATTATTAACCGCCTTTTTCAGCAAAAATATGATTATCATTCTTTCTACTGCTGTTATTGTGGCGAATGTTCTCAAATGGAGTGGATACAACGATTCCTTTATGAAAGAAGGACTTACAAATAAAGATGATGAAGAAGAAGACGAGAAAGAGGAAGACGAGGTCGCCGATGACGCTGTAGAAGAGGAAGAGGATTCACCAAAAAGAAAAAAGAAAATAAAAGAAGATTTCGGGCAAGATGAGAACGTGGTTTATACATCGGTAGAAGACCAACAAATAACTGACCAAGATAAAATGATTTTAGCACATGAAAATCTTTTAAAAAAAATGAATAAATATAAACCACTTTTAGACACATTAAGCGGACTTACTAAAAATATAGCAGCAGTAAAACAAATGTCACAACCAGACCCACCTGTTTCTGATGCAAATACAGAAGAATATGAAAAAGAAACGGCGGATATAAAAACGAGGAAAAGATCAGCAAAGAAAACCGCCAAATAAAAATAGATGGAATATATAGATTAATTAAATGGACTTTGTAATATTATCTAATTCGATTATTGGTGCTATAAACTCAGTAATGGGTTTTGCGCAGGGCATCGTAAATGAAATTCAAAGTGCTATGAAATTTATTGTGAGTCTTGCCTATTTTGGACAAATCATTATGATGGTAGTCATTATAGGTAGGTGTATATTTGCAGCTTTTCGATTTATAATAGAATTTTTTATATGGATATTTGATTTTTTGAAATGGTTGATTTTGCCTTGGCCCAATAATTTAATGAATCCGCGTAGGGATGATGTAAATAAAAAAGCTGGATTTATATGCTGGTTAATTCGATATATTATTGTAATTGCTTATAAAATAACAAGTCTTCCAAAATGTTTCTTATGGTATTTTTTAGACACCGCTGGATGGGTTATTTATCTTCCATTTCGATTCGTTTTTTGGCTGATTGATTTTATGTTGAATATAGGAATGCAGAAAATGGAAAAAGACATTTGGTATTTTTTAGACGAAATCGATTATTTTTTACACGGTAAACCGGGTAGTAATTATTTTATGTTTCATTATGACCCAAATCCGCCTCCAAGATTAGATGCAGAGGGAAATGATTTGGATGCGATGAATTTTGGATTTCATATTATTCATTTCCCGAATTCAGTTATGGAGCAATGTTATTCATTAAGCCCTTATTCTCTTGCTCGTTTAGCAAAATTCCCTATAGATGCGTTTGAAGCATTTCTATCTTGTGCTATGAATCCATTCTAATGTAAATAAAGAGCAAAGGATTTGATATCTCTACTATTTTCGCAATATAAATATATACATTTATATGGCCAGAAAGTGTCTTCCAGGAACAGTTTGTTTAGAAAACACAACATTAGTCGTTTTTCTATTATTATTAATTATCATCGGCTATTTATATTATTCCTTTGTAAGCCATGTTAGATGGCAGTCAAATATCCCTATCCCTATCTCTATGGGAATGGTTTCTTTGATGCCACCTCCACAACAGTCTACTGAATTGGTTCCTATTGGTATGGGCGCGAATATTATGCCGAATGTTATGATGGACCCTTATGCTCCTCCTATGAAACCCGATGGATATAATTTTACGAGAACATCGAGGTCTTCGCCAGCAGGAATTCCTGTAAATATAGAAACTCGTGGTCTCCAACAAGAATATTCACAAATGGGAATTCTTACACGTCAAGACAAAAAAGATATGATTCTTCCTTTAATGGGTCGCAGATTATTATCAGGACTAGATAAATGGCAATATTATACTATTTCAAATACTGGTTCTATCAATACAAAATTACCAATTCGATTTCATGGGAGAAATTGCTCTGGAGAATATGGTTGTGATAGTTTAATGAATGGGGATATTGTATATGTAGAAGGATATCAAGACACATTTCAGGTTACTCTATATGAAACTGCGAAATTTCAATATATTCCGTATATTTAGTTATTTCATTTATATATATATGTATATATAGATGACAAACTCTTATATTGACAAAATGTTAGAACGCCGAAAGATGAAGGTAGGAGGTAAATCAACCAATCCATTAGATGATCCAACAGATAATAAAACATATATTGGTGGAGCAACCACTCCTGAAGAATTATCACAAAAAATAACAGACGCTTTTAAAAACGCATTAATAAAATCAAAAAAAATAAAAGAAAATTTAAAAGAAAGATTAAAAACCGTCGTACAAATAAAATCCGGAGGCGGATTGATTGTTTTTCAACCTCCTGAAGGCGAATCCATTCCACAAATTACAAAATTTATTCATATCTCGCAAAATAAATATCAAGTAATGAATGTATCAAATGCTTTCATTACAACTGATATAATCCCATCTATACCATATGATTCAACGAAAATAGCAAATCTAATTGTAAGCAAACAACCAATCGCTGAACCCACTATACTATAAAAATGATAGACCTTTCAATCGCCGATTTATCGGTTACAAAGTCGCTACTCAGCACAGTTACCTAATTACATTCACCGCTACTACGTAGTGCGCTGTAGATGCCGACCCAAAGGGTCAGTATTTGAAATGTAAAAAGGTGTAAAAAGGATATAAGTATTATTTTATAATATAATATAATTATGATTGAATCTAATAATTCTACAACAACCGAACAAATTGACTTGGACCAATTATTAGAAAAAGAAAAACAACAGAATAAAGTAGATACTTGGAATAAATTGGATAAAACATTAAAAACACAGAAACTACATATATTCGCCGAAAAATATGGAAAAGAGAATTCTCTTCCAGTAAAAGACATTAAATCACTCAAACAATTTTTTTTAGAGGCTTTGGAAAAAAACAAATTACAAAAAACAAAAGATGTCCTTTATGACAAAGAAAAAGGGGTTATTCAGTCTATTCCTGGGCTATTTTTCAATACGACCAATCGCGCATTTACTTTGAAAAATATGGACGCAAAACGGATTTCTACGTTGAAATCACTCACTCCAAAACGTATTATATTGCAAGATGAAACATAAAATTGATTGTTTCCATAGAAAAAACCATTTAAATATATTTACAGAATATATTTAAAATGAGCGTAACGAGTGAAACTAGTGAAACTAGTGAATCAAGCTCACTTCCTTTTACTGATAATGAATACAACGAATTGACAGAAACCATTCATGAAATGATGAAGGAACATATCACAGAGTATGTTTTAAATATGTCAAAAACGGATTATATGTCAACGATTGTCGATGATATTACACATGTTCTATATCAACCATTAGAAGATACAGAAATCATTACCACCGCCGATTATGAGTCTTTTCGTAATTTTGTGGATTCTATAGCAAATGAATGGTTCGATAATAATATTGATTGTTGTCCACATCGTACGAATTGCCATACATTATCAAACACACTCATTCATTCTTTTGGATTAAACGAAGAATTTTCAATAAATTATATTTCGAATAAATTAAAAACCATTTATGAAAAAGACGCAACAAATCCAGCACAACGAACCCCAGAATGGTATTTACATCGATATAATATGCTAACAGCGAGTAATCTTTATAAAGCATTAGGGTCAGAATCCGCCAAAAACTCCCTGATATATGAAAAATGTAAGCCACTCGAAACCGAATATACAGAATCCAAATGGATTTCTACAGAAGGTTCTCTTCATTGGGGTGTAAAATATGAACCTCTTACTGTTCTCCTTTATGAACATTTGACGGGGGCAAAAGTCGGGCATTTCGGTTGTATCGTCCATTCTGAATATAATTTCTTAGGAGCATCTCCTGATGGGATTGTTATCAATCCGGAATCACCTCTTTATGGCCGTCTTGTAGAAATCAAAAACATATATAATCGTGATATGGATGGTATACCGAGCGAGGCTTATTGGGTCCAAACCCAAATACAAATGCAATGTTGCGATTTACCTGATTGCGATTTCGT